TTTGAACTTCCCGTGCCCGTAGCATCTGTTCGGCGTATGCTTTCGCATAGGTTTCAACCGAATCGAACTGATCAGGTGGCGGTAGCTCAGAAGGCGCAGTAGGAACAGTCCGTTGGGCCTGCTCCCGTTCCCATTTACGCTGCTCTCTTGCGAGGCGCTTGCCGACTATGGCGTCCAATTCTTCTTGTGTAAAAGACTTGGGCGTTTCAGTCGTTTGATCTTCCGGCCTTGTAGTTTCAGCAATAGGAGCCGCCGTAGCTTCCGATTCTGACGCGGGCGCCGGGGCACCCGCTGGGGCAAGCATGTCGTCGTTCATGGGGTACTCCGAGGAGTGCCTGGCTACCGGCCAGTCGGTTAAGCTGAAAGACCTGCCACTTTCTCTTGGAAGGCTTTCACACGGGCCTCAAGGGCCTGCGTAGCAGATGCCAGATCAGCAGCGCGCGCGTCAAGTGACGCAGCCGTAGCAGCCTGACGAAGTTCGGTAGCATTGCAAGAAGCTTCCTGACGAGACAGAAGATCCACGCGGGCGGCAAGATCGGCGTCGCTGTCCGCTTTGGCGGCGTCAAACGCGGCGCGGTCAGCCATCAATGCGGTTTGGTCCGCAATCAATGCGGCGCGCGCGTCCTGAGCACCCGCAACCAGTTCAGCAGCAGTTGCGCGGGCAGCGGCAAGCTCTTCCGCTGCCTTGGCCCGGTCAGCAACCGCGTCCTGAGCGGCAAACAGCGCACCCTGACGAACGGCCAACTCGTCCCGCAGCGCGGCCATCGTAGCCAAGTTTTTGGGGAGCTGGTTAAGGAAGTAGTCCATGTAGTCCATTGGGGCGCTATCCTGCGAGACGTTCATGGGGCACCTTTAAGCGTAATAGCTGATGTTAAGCTTTGCACCAGATACCTGTTCAATGAACCGGATCATGGTCAAATCGCCATCATACTGGAGCGTAACGCCAACGGCGAGAGGCATCCCGACAGTCGTTGTGGGAGCGATGTTGTCATCGCGCCACCGCACAGCCTGACCTTCGGGGGTAATGAGCGCGATTACAGGACGGCAATTCAGGCCATTCACGTCAACCGAAGGCACTGTCAACGCCGTGGAAGAGCTAAGGGACGTAATCTGCTGATAGCCCAATCGGGTTGTGATGGCTTTCAGGTTAACCGACATCATATTCTCCTAGATTCCGTAAAGGACCGGATTTCTATAAAGTATTGCGTCGGTCCTGTAACCGGCGGGGTGAAGGGGGTATACGTGATGTCTACGGCCTGCCCGGTTAACGAGTATAGACCGTTTTGGACGGAAAGCAAGAAGCCCTTTGTGATGGTTATGCTTTGCCCGGTAAGCGCGTATGCCCCGCTAGAAACGGTAAGCGAAATGCCCCGGTTAAAAGTTATGCTCTGCCCGGTAAGCGCGTATGAGCCATACGATGCGTCAAGCGTATACGCGGCCGAAAGAACCGGGGGGCTTCCCGCCAACGGTGCGGTTGCAATCGGTAACGATGCAATGCCGTATCCAGTAAGAGCGAAAGCCATTCAATTAACCTATCCTTCGGTAACAAGCTTCCAGCCAACCACAGTCTCATCCCAAGCGTACATTTGCCCGTCAGCCGGATACGGCACGGGCGCATTCCACAGCCATGTGGCCTGATCCAGCGTCCAGCTTGCGAAGGGCTGCGGTGCGTAGAACACATCGTTCGCCTGATCGTAGGTGTACCCGATGCCAGCGTAATTGCCGCGCAGGGCCACACCGCCGTCTGGCTGGCCGTCCGCACCATAGTGGACCCCGCCACGGGTGTTGTAGCTGGTCTGTATCCACGAGCCGGGCGAGCTATCGACGAACGTGTCGAAGAAGTCGGGCTCCGCGACGATGACTTGGATGACTTTGCCGTCAAGGCACTTTGCGAAGTGGCTCATGCCGTGTAGCTCCCATATGCGGTGAATTTGATGATGGTGTTGCTGCCCGACGTGGTTACGGTTGGTGAGCCGGTCGTGGTGCCGGAATAGTTGGCAGTGGGCACAGACAGAATGACAACGCCGGAGCCGCCTGCTGCTCCAGTGCCAGCGCCGCCAGAGCCGCCGCCACCGCCGCCTGTGTTCGCCGTACCGGCAACGCCTGCAACACCTGCACCGCCTGCACCGCCGCCGCCAGCGCCACCCGTTCCGCCCGCTGTGGCGTTAAACGTCGCACCACCGCCGCCGCCTGCATAAGTTACAGATGACCCGGTGATAGACGACGCAGTTCCTGCACCCCCGTTGCCGCCGTTCGTTGTTCCTGCGCCGCCAACAGCAGATGCACCACCGCCGCCACCACCGGGAAATGGTGAGCTATTAGTTCCCGCGCCGCCAGCATTTCCTTGTCCAGATGTGCCAGACCCCGGACTTGAGCTATTACTAGCGCCGCCGCCTGACCCTCCGGAACCTCCGGTTAATCCACCTTGTCCGCCGCCGCCGCCGCCGCCGATGGCGGTTAAGCCAAACGCAGTTGTATTAGAGCCGTTTGTTCCCCCTGAATTAGGAGATGTAGTTCCGACTGATCCCGCGCCGCCAGCGCCGACAACAAAACTATAAGTTACGCCAGATACAAGTGAAGTTGCGCTAGATAAATAGCCCCCGGCTCCACCGCCGCCGCCATCGTTTGCGCCGCCACCAGCACCGCCAGCAACAACTAAATATGAAACCGCATACACGCCGCTTGATGAACTATTAAATCCAGAATAAATAACCCAGCCTTGTGTGGCGTCTAGATAAACAAGGGCTACACTTTCGCGGTTTATATTTAACGTATAATTAGCCGTACCACCATTGATTTTGCTACCATTAGGCGCAACCGTGGCATTGTTCGTCGCCCAAGTTCCCGCATAGTCTGTCAATTGCACGATGGCGCCAGCAGACGGGCTGGCGGGGAGCGTGACTGTGATCGCAGCGGAGGTGGTGTTGACGGGGTAAGCATTGCCAGCAACAGCCGCGAAGGATGCCGTCTGGACAGTCTGCCAGGCTACGGACCCACCGTTGTTGGCAGAGAGCGTTCCGGTAACGCCTGTTGCAAGAGGCAAACTGGTGGCATTTGTCAACGCTATAGACGCAGGCGTACCTAACGCCGTCACGTTACCAGAGGGGTCTAGCTGTGGCGATTTGGACGCCGCCATCGTAATAAATACGTTTTTGGTGCCAGCAGAAAATGTAACCGCAGATCCTGAATTGGACGAGCTATAGACCGTAGTGCGGGTCAACGTATTTGCGGACGAATAGGTGCCAAGACCCACTTCCCATTCGCTGGTCGTTTGTCCTTGGATCGAATAGTAGCAGGTATCGCCAACCGACATGACCTCCGAAAACGTTCGATAGCCCGCCGCAGGCGTACCAGACACAACAAAAGCCCCCGTGCCTGTGGACGTGGAGCTATCAAGAACACGATCTGCGGTGATGAAAGCCATTAGAAGGTGATGCTCCCAGATGATGCAGTGAATTTATAAGTACGATAGCCACCCGCGACAGTTATGGTAGGTGAGCCTGTCGTAGACGCCGCAGCGGCGTACGAGTCAGGATAACGAACAATGACAACGCCCGATCCGCCGCCGCCGCCGGTAGAAAATACACCTGAAGAAACATACCCTGCGCCTGCGCCGCCGCCGCCCGTATTTGCCGCCCCCGATGCGCCAGCGCCAGTAGTGCCTGTAGCCCCGCCGCCAGTACCGCCAGCACCGCCGGTAGAACCTTTGTAATCGCCGCCGCCACCGCCGCCGCCACCGTAATAAGTACCAGACCCAGTGGGCCATTCAACGCCTACGCCGCCATCGCCAGCAGCAGTACCTGACCCAGCGCCGCCAACCGCGCCCGCTCCGCCGCCGCCACCGCCAGAAGCAAGTACTACTGGGTTATTATATCCTACTCCACCATTATAACCTTGGCGCGGAGGACCAGCTGTACCAGTTCCGCCGGCCAAACCAAAACTACCGCCGCCAGAACCGCCATTTGCGCCAGCCATGCCAGCGCCGCCGTTCCACCCACCACCACCACCGCCACCAACGGCGGCAGTTAAACCTGTAAACGTACTGTTGGACCCACTAGCGCCTAAATAAGTAGTTGAACTACTAGAAGCGCCGCCGCCGCCCACTGCTATTGTGTAAGTTGTACCAATTGATATAGCGGTGCTGCCCGAAAGAACGCCGCCAGCACCGCCGCCGCCAGCATCAATTCCGCCTGCTCCTGCGCCGCCGCCAGCAACAAGAAGATATTCAACTGAGGAAAGCGCCCCAGAAATTGCGGCAAAAAAGAAATTTTTTGCGGCGAACATTACGGCGTGTATCCTTGCGCTGCACTGCCGTACCAATTGGTGCCGTCAGCGATAAAAGTAAGGATGTCCATTTTGCCCGCAGTAGCTGTGATTGTAGGGGCGCCAGCAGTGCCCCATTTGACGCTGGTAAACGTAGCCGTACCGTTGCCGGTTGTAGCAGCTTGCTTTAATAGCAGCACAAAAGATTTACCCGCAGTCGCCGTTGGCATCGTAAACGTGCAAGCCGTGGAAGCTGTCAGAGTAGCCGTCTGAACCGTGCCGTTGGTCAGGGCGATGGTACTGGAGCTAGTAACAGTTCCAATTGCCACCACCGATTCAACATAGTTGGTGACTGTAGGGTTGGTGACTGTAGGCGCGGAAGCCAACACTACGCCGCCAGATCCTGTAACGGCGGACCCAAGCGCCGTAGCTACGCCGGTTCCTAAACCAGAAACGCCGGTAGAAATAGGAAGACCAGTGGCGTTAGTAAGCGTACCGCTAGACGGCGTACCAAGAGCACCGCCATTGGTAACAAACGCGCCCGCAGACCCCACCGCTACGCCAAGCGCCGTTACAACGCCAGTGCCGGTTGTGATAGTCGAAGGCGCTGCGCCTGCCCCGCCGCCGACCATAATGGCGCTTGCAGTTAAAACCGCAGATGAAGCCCATGCAGCCGAACTGCTGAAATACGGAACACCGCCAGAAGTACCGGCCACGGTAAGCGCCAACGTTCCTGACGCGGTAATTGGCGAACCAGAAACCGAAATCAAACCGCCGGTAAACGATTGCGCTACGCTGGTAACGGTGCCCGTACCCGTCACAGTGGTCCATGTAGGTGCGCCAGATCCGCCAGATGTAAGCACTTGGCCTGATGTGCCCGCAGCCGAATACGCAAGCGCCGTTCCAGTGCCGTAAGGAATAGTGCCTGCGATAGGCGTTGCAGTACCACCTGTGCCGCCGTTAGCCGTAGCAAGCGTACCTGCAATGGTTATGGTGCCTGATGTGGTAACTGGTCCCCCACTAGTCGTAAGGCCAGTAGATCCGCCGCTAACCGCTACGCTAGTTACAGTGCCGGTGCCGCCAACCGTGGTCCAGGTAGGCGCGCCGGTTCCGCTAGACGTAAGTACCTGACCAGACGTGCCCGCAGCCGAATACGCCAATGTAGCGCCCGTGCCATACGGTACTGACCCTGCCACAGGGGTGCTGCTAGGGCCAATCTGAAGCGTTTTGGTGGCAGCTAATGTGATAAACACATTCTTGGTGCCTGCCGAAAATGACACCGCGCTGCCGCTGTTAGAAGACGCCAAAACGGTTGTGCGAGCAAAAACATTGGCGCTGGAATACGTACCCAGTCCCACTTCCCATTCAGCCGTCGTTTGACCCTGAACGCAATAATAGAATGTGTCTCCGGCGCTCAAAACCGTTGAGAAAGTCCGATAGCCCGTTGGCGACGCACCAGAAACCGTAATGCTGTCCGTACCCGTCGTGGTGGACGTGTCCTTGACACGATCTGCGGTTATGAAGGCCATAGATCTATCCTATCAAGTAGCTTGGAACACGCCATTTGTAGCATCAAGAGTCACGGTAATGGTGTCGCCAGACGCTACGGACACGCTCGACCCGTAGTCCCAATACGCCACCGGAGTGCTGGTCGTAGCATCCCAAAGTATCGCATATCGAAACGTAAATCCAGCGCCAGATCCTGTCCACACGGATGGGCTTGCCAGCACCAGTTTATATGTGCCCGCCGTCTGTGTAGCCGATGTAACGGTCGCCGCGTTGCCACCTGCCGTATATCCGCCAGCCGTAGCCAGATCCGTGGTGCCCGCCGTAAACGTTGTATTCGCCGCATTTACGGTAGCCGCGAGAGCTATCTTCCACGAATCAGTGCCAGAATTGATGTTCTCTAAGAGAGGCTCAATTGCGGCGGTATATTTGACGTAAGATGCGGTGGGCATTGTTTACCTCACGCCAAAAACTTGAGTTTGTACAGGGTTGACAGGTACAACCCTACAATCTCATCAATGATATTTTGAAGCGCCGTGTCTTTTTCGTCCACAACATCGTATCGACAATCTTCAATTTCTTGAAGTTGGTTTTCCAAAAATTCAACGACGTTAGTGGTTTTTTTGGCTGTTTGAAGGCTGATACCACCAATTAGACCGTGTCGACCTTGATACATTTCCGCAAATGTGTCAGCCAAATCTACAATGTTTTCGTAGAATTTTTGAAGCGCTTTGTGTTTAGCGTAGCTACGGGTATTCAAATGAACGGAATGCGTAACATCCCGTGCAAGAAATAAATACCCTACAAAATCAGAAGCTTTCGTCATTGCGGCATTCCCTGCGGTGGCATTCCTTGGGGCGGCATTCCCTGCGGCATTCCTTGTTCAGCGCCTTCACCCGGCAATTCCTGACCGGGTATCTCGCCCGCCAAATCGCCGCTAGTAATCATACCGTGGACCGTCCCCATAACAATGTCTTGGATTTGTTCAGGGGACATTGACGCTTGGACGGCAGAAATGCGCTTGGTCTCAGCGTCAAACGCCTTGATTGTCGCCTCAAAGTTTTTGCGCTCAAGATCCTGCATTTCAACGGATTGATGGACGTTTTGAAGCATCTTGTGCATCATTTCCATCTCTTGGCCCATTGCCTGCATTTGCTGTTCAGCAGCTTGAAGCGCCGGAGACTTGTCGTCGGTCTCAAGAAGCTTGGGATCAATGGTCTTGGCAAACCGCTTGGACATTTCCTGCGCGCCAGGCCAATCCATGTTCTTGATGAACAGATCGCCCGCAACAGCCCACAGGTTGGGATTGCCTTGAAGAAGCTGCGACATTGAATCCAAAGCTTCCTGACGCTTGGTCATGTAGCTTGGCCCGGTCGTGACGCATACATCGTACTTGCCGACGCCGGGGTTGTAGATTTTCTCAATCACAATGCCGGGGTTTTCAGGGTTGACAATTTTCTTGACCGGCTCTTGCTGTGTCGGGTCGATCTTTGCCATGCCAGTCTCGCCGTCCATGCCGATAATGCGGGCGATGCGTTGGGTGTCGTAGATCTTGGGGATCATATCGACAATCTGGCGGGTTGTGTAGCGGATGGCGCGGGCAAGGTTGTCAACGTAATGATATGTGCCTGTATCACCTTGTTTTTCGCGAGCCAGAATAGCCCGGCCTGACCGCTCGTTGCTGGTCGCGCCAAGGCTACTGTCGTACTGACCAGTGGTCGATTTGATGTCGTCAGAAGCGCCCGCCTTGGCCTGTATGAGACCAACTTGCGCCATAGGCGGGGGAGACCGCTGCGGAAGTGGCAAAACAGCTCCTTGGCCGTCCGTAACGTCAGGATTGACCTCCAAATAGGGCCAGTTGTTGACGTTTGCGGTTTTCCACTGCTGCTCATAGCCTTCAAACTGGCCTCCATAGCCGATAAACGGCGCTTTGGGGGCCAAAGCCAACATCTCAGTTTCAGCGGATACCCAATAGTTGTACATCCGTTGCGCGTCTTTGGCGTTTCGCACCAATCCAGACACAAAAAGACGGCCATCAACCTCAAATTCGTTGCCAACGACGCGGATGACCGGAATCCACTGGCCCGCCCAGTCGTTCTCCTCCAGCATTTCATAGCCGTTGGTCTTGCACCACTTGACGCGCTTGCGGTCTACTTGGCGGCTCTTGAGCGGAGCCAATCCAGACGCCTTGAACATGGCGTCTTCGCGGCTTCCCTCAAACGCAGTGCGGTTGTCGGGATACAAGTTGAGCTTGGCGGACTCGTATTCGATGTAAAAGTACTCCGCAATACGAACTACATCTTCGTTAAGCCAGTTGGACAGGTTTTCGTCGCCAACGCCTTGCTGCTGGATAGACGAAATTGGCATGGCGTCGGGAAAAAGGCGCTCGTACTCAGATTTCGTAAGATCTTCTGTGATAAAGCACCATTTGGCGTCAGATCCGCATGGATCTTGAATGGTGGGGTCCATGTAGACACTAAAAGAGTTGCGAATGCGCCCGATGCGGATGTCCTGATCGAACGTGTCATCGCCGTTATATTCCGTGAGCAGTCGGATGTAGCCCTCGCCATACGTTACCTGATTTTCGCAAGCAGTATCGTAAGCCACGTCCGCGTCCGACATATACTCAATATGGCGAACCAGACCATCGTAGATCTCAGCGACTTCCACATCCGCCTTGTCATCGACAGGAATGACCCTGCCGCTTGGCCTATTTTGTCTCTGATCATTCGTTACCTGGCGCACATGCTGGGGCAGCTTATTGATGGTCAGGCAAGGCCGGGCGTTGATCGTCTGCCCCTGCACCGAACCACGGGTAGCCAACACATCCGCAGGCCACTGCCACTGATTGTCAGGCGACCCGGCAAAGAACCGCAGATCGTCCAACTCGTCTTCGCGGCTTTCGGAATAGGCGGCAATAGCCATCGTCAGACGGCTACGCATCGTGTCCATGACAGTAGCGGGATCTTTTTTACGAGACCCGCCCCCGCTTGACACGCGGCCTGCCGCAGCTACCCCTGAATAGTCCATGTCACTTGCCCTTTGACGGCTTCGCTGCTGCTCGCTTAATCGAATAGGCGATGGCAACCGCCTGCTTAGGTGGTTTTCCAGCCTTTATTTCGGTCGCCACGTTGGTTTTAAACGCCTTGGGCGTGGGGGACTTCTTGAGGGGCATGTTACTGTCCGTGGATGATGGCGTAGTTGATGACAACGGCCTCAGACAGCGAACCGGCGCTCAGGTTACGCAGCGTAATGACCGCAGACCCAGCCGTCATGCTGGACACGTAGGTCGTGTACGCGCCCGCCGTGCCGCCGCCGCTGACGTTGGTGATGATCACGTCGTTGGTGCTGATAAGGTTGTTGGTCAGCGTAAACGACGCCGCCGTGTTGGACGCCAGCGCCGCGTTGTTCAAGGTAATGCGGCCAGACGACTTATTGAGCGTCACGCCCGTAGACTTGTCGGTAAGCTGTGTGACCGCGCCCTGCGCCGCCGTGCCGTAACCAATCTGCTCGTTAGAGAAGATGTACTGCGCCCCAATAATGTCCTGATCGAGGTAGGCGATGCCAATGGATTGCGTATTGGGCATGGTTACGATCCCATCCATGAGGTTGTAATTCCGCCCGCAGAGTATCCTCTTCTAGGCCCCCGGTCAACGTACTCCCGGTGCGCCACCGGGAACGCAAACGTGACAGCAATGGCGTCCGCCGCGTCGGGTGACGCCAGCCCCCGCGCCTTCATGTCTTTCTTGCTTTCCAAGAAAATGGTGCCCTTGCTGTCCGGCTTCATCATGGGACCGATCAGGTCGCTCTTGAGGTAGCGATCCTTAGGCAGGCTGGCCGTCTTGAGCCACGCCCGCAGTTCACCCCACATCTCCGCCCGCTTGTTGCCCCACATGAGCGGATTCTTGCTTTTGGACCCGAAGTTGACGCCCCTGATCTTGTACCGTTGCTCCTTGAGCCGGTCTACGACGCCCGCCCCCAGCCCGCCCTCGTCCACCACCACGAGCGCGGGCTTGTACTCTTCGATAGCCTCAATCACGCGGCCCACAACTTCCATCGTATCGTCGCCCCGGTACTTCTTAATAGCGATGATGTCCCGGCCCTGCCGTACCGCGATGACCGTCGAATCCGCCCCGAACCGCGCTGGGTCCACGCCGATGACGATGGGAGCCGACTGATCCTTCCATTTGACGCGGTCCATCGCCTCGTCAACCAGGTGGCTACCAATGAACTGATCATCTGACGCACTGGGAAACTGCCCGTAGACTTCGACGTAGGCCTGGTTGCTGTCCGCCCCGTACTCGTCGATGATCTGCTGGTACACCGCTTTGTCCGTTCCTTCAACCGACCGGGCGTCCACGATCTTGTTGCGCCAGAAGTCTCGTTTGCCGTTGAAGCACTCGTAGAAGTACCCGCTGTTGCGCCGGGGGTTGCTAAACGCCATCCAAAACCTGTTGGGCGTGTTTTCCGTAAAGAACCCCGCCGCCACCGACCAGATGCTGTCTTCGATGCCGCTGGCCTCATCGAACACCAGCATCACGCCCTGGAAGTTGTGCACCCCCGCGTAGGCGTCCGGATTCTCCGCGCTCCACAGCCGCCCCTCCGCGCCCCAGTAGCGCGTACCCATTTTCAGATCTTTCTCCACGATTTCCGTCAGCCACTTGGCCGGAGCCACGCGGGTAGCGCTGATCTCAAACCAGTGGCTGTTCAATGACATGGACAGCCACTTGGTTATTTCAGCCCACGTCACCGACCTGAGCTGCGCTTCCGAGTTAGCCGACACGATGGTGGTGGACCCAATGCGCGTTGATAGCATCCAGATCACTAGCCAGGACACCAGCGCCGACTTGCCAATGCCGCGCCCCGAGCTGGTCGCCATCCGCAGCGTGTCGAAGTCAACCTTGCCGTTGTTCTGCGCTATATGCTCCGCCAGTTCATGCAGCACCTCGCGCTGCCATTTGCGAGGGCCAGCAAAGTCCTCAAGAGGCGTCCCCTTCTGCCCCCACGGGAACGCGTACAGCACGAACTTTAGCGGGTCGTTCTTCAGCGCGGGCGTCCACAACCGCGCCATCACCTCCATCTCGTCCTGAGCCGAATAAATTGGTGTTTGCATTATTCTGGCTTTTTGTTTTTAGAATATTCGGCGACATCATTTTCCATAATGCCATGCAAACGTTGTTCAGCGGCCAACGCCGCGTCTACGGTAGGATAATTAGGAAAAGATATGCCCGATTTTACCATGTTACGAAATGCTTCATCAATTGGTCGCACAGCGCCGTTCCAATATGTAGGCATTATTGTATGCCCGGTATCGGTGCCTACTACGGCTCCTTTAAACGTAGTGTAACTTCCATCGGCGTTTTTTAACGCTGTTCCGCCGTACAAATGATTACGATGGTACTGTAGCAAAGCTTCTTCTTCCGGCGTCAGTTTGGGCAGATTGTCCATTATTTGTGTCCTCTAGCTGTTCCACGACAGTAAACGTCCCCTCCAGCACCCGCTGCTGGGCCATCTCCAAGGCGTGCTTGACCGATATGGTCTGGTCTATGTTGATGTCCAACGCCGTCTTAGCCGTCCATCCATGCGCGTGCTTCAGGATTTCCAACGCCGCCTTGGCGTCGCCCGCCCGCGCCGCGTCATGCAGTATGCCCGACACTTCCATCTCGCCGTCAGCGCGGCCCTTCTGTTCTGCCATCTCCGTCAGCGGATCAAACTCGCAGAGCTGCCGATACTCAGACGGACGCATCCCAGCAGCCAACGCCAGCGTGTCGCCCTTCAGGCCATTGCGCGCCGCCCAATAGATGGCGTCAAGCCGTGCCTCAGTTGCCTGAAGCTTGCGCGTGTCGTGGGGGAGCGTGTGCCATGTCATGTAAGACATTTTATATTTAAAAAAAATTGTTTGCAATCCCTCCGTGACCGTGACCGGCCGGCGCAGGGTCCTGGCCCCCCGTCGATTTTCCTAGGCTTTTATCCCTAGGGCCGGGCCGGGCCGGGCCGGGCCGGGCCGGGCCGGGCCGGGCCAAGGGCAGGGGGCAGGGGGCAGGGGGCAGGGGGCAGGGGGCAGGGGGCAGGGGGCAGGGGGCTTAGGCGTCTTAGGCGTCTTAGGCGTCTTAGGCGTCTTAGGCTAGTAGCAAGCAGTCGCACAATGCGTCCTGCGCTCGCCTGCGCTCGCATGGAGTTAGGCGTTTTGGGCTAGTGTTTGCCAATGGCCTAAATGGCCTAAATGGCCTAACGCATTCGCCAGAACGCGCGCGTCTTCTACATAGTCACTTGGTTAGGCGTTAAATAGTCACGCATTCAGGCAAAAACGCCCCGGAAAACCGGGGCGTTAGGCCATTTAGGCCATTTAGGCTAGTTGCGCGGGGCACGTCACAGCTCCACACAGCCTATACTACATACTATATATGTATAATTATAAAGTTCATTAAGTCATATAATCAAAATAGCCTAAATAGCCAAACCCCCCGCAATTCCGGCGTTTTCACCCGCCTAAACACGCGCCTAAACATGACCAAGCACTAGCCTAAAACTATTTTCGCTATCTTGCATTTTCCGCTTGCTAATGCAGTAAAATCTATTACAGTGATTCTTGTCGAAACGGCGCGCAGACGCCACAACGCAGGAACAAGCACATGACCAATCTTTCTTCCGCCATTCGCGCCGCGCGCGCAAACGTTAGCCCCCTGATTTCGCAAGGCCACAATCAATGGATCGTCCAGACGTACGACGCGAACCGTCGCGGTTGGATGTCCAGCCATTCAACAGATTATTCGTCCGCGCGCAAAATGCGCGCGCAAGCTCTCGCTGATCGCGCCCTAGAAGCGCTTGGCGCAACCGTCGACGACGCCGGATGGCTTGCGCATTGGTATGAGAATGGATCTTGGATTGAGTTTGTCCGCGCAATGCGCGCTAAAATTCAGACTGCTTGACCTTCTGAAATGCGGGCGCCCACGGGCGCCCCTATTCCAGAGCGCCAATCAAGGCGTCAACATGGAGACCGGACAATGGCTATGGCGACCTATTACAACGAACCCCACATGACTGCGCCGCGCTTGCTAGGCGAGTTCGACGTGCAAGGCGGCGCATGGTTCCAATATTCCGACCGACCCGCTGGCGACCGCGACGGCGCGTTTCCCGGTTATCCGCACCGCGTTTTCACATGTGATGGCGACCGCGCCGCGCTTGTTTTAAAGACGGTCGCGTATGTCGTCATTGACGAAGCGCCCGATGGCGGCCCCATCCACGAAAAGTGGGAATTGCGCCGCGCGCGCGCTTACCCATGCGCGTGACGCCCATTCGCCCCATCGCCCCCACGGCGCGCACCCCTGCGCGTCGCACCCCGCCCCTCCCGCAACGGAACCTTAGCAATGATCGCGATAATCGAAACAATCTTGACCATCGTAAGCCTAGCAATAGTCGGTGCCCTTTTGGCAATGGCGTTCATATAGATATTGAGGTCTGACAATGGCAAAGCGCAAAACCTACATCGACCGCGACGCCGACGAAAACCAAAAGCCCTACCCTAAGCTTGCTGGGCTAGACCGCTACAGGCGCGCGCCCGATCCCGACCGCCGCGCCTACGGTCAGGCCGTCATGGCCGCCATCCGCGCCCTGCAAGCCCGCGAACTGCAACGCGCCGCGCCCTCGCACTCGTGCCCCTGCGCCTCCGGCGTGTGGGAGAGCGATGGGCAGGAGATCTTGCGCGCGGTGCGCGCTCGGAACAGGAGGGCTTGAGATGATCACCACCACAACCCATTCCGACGCGACGCGCACCGTGACCTATTACGGGCGCCTGCTAGGCTATTACGCTGCGGTTCGCTACAAGCGCACCCACGCCCGCGCATGGCGCTGCGTGACCGTCCTGGGCGCGCTGGGCTACGCTAGAAACGAGCGCGACGCCCGGCGCTGGCTCATGGAGATGGTGCCATGAGCGACTACTACACCGCCCTCACGGACCACTACAAGCAGGTACGCGCCCGGCTCAACGCCGGACCACCACCGCCTTGGCGACAGCCCGTGCTGCCCATGCCCGAACCAGAGCCGCAGGCGCCTGAACCTGAACCTGCGCCGCTGACGTACCAGTACACCCTATCCGCCGCCAGGCGCATCGCTCAAGCGGCGCTCGTGCCCCACGGCATGACCTGGACCGATGCGATGGGTCCAAGCCGCAAGCTGCCCTACACACGCGCCAGAGCGGACGTGTACCGAGCGCTCCGCAAGCATGGATGGTCGTTACAAAAGATAGGGATCTTCTGCGGACGCGACCACACGACCATCATGAACGCCCTACATCCAAAAAAGGACCGCATCAAATGAGCATTACAGACCAGATCCTATCCGACCGCGAACAGACCCACGGCGCGTTCCGTGAAGTCGCGGGCTACTCGCAGGCCATCAAGCAACTCATGCGGACGTCACGCAACTGGGGCCGCCTAGACGTGGCGCAGGCGCAGGCGCTGGAGGTGGTCGCCGACAAGGTGGCGCGCATCCTGTGCGGTGACCCTAGCTTTCTGGACCACTGGCAGGACGGCGCGGGCTACTTCGAACTCGTGGTGCGCGACCTGGTGCAGGCGCAGGCGCCCATCACCCGCGAGGTGGCGATGCCTGAGCGCCCCGGCGATGAGCCGCTGGACGCGCCTGCGTTCCTGACGGAGGGCAAGCCGTGATCCTGCAACTCAACCCGACCATGCCCCTGACGACCCCACTAGGGCGGGCGCTGGCGCACTTCCTGATCGACAACGGCGACGAGCATCACCTGCTGTGGGTGTGCATCCAAGACGACACTGGCGAGATCTGGGTCTGGCCTAACCCTGACGTGCGCGGGCGCCCTAACCCGACGATGGGGAGGAAGATAGATGAACGATGATCTCGTAAAACGGCTGCGCGAACCAGTGGATGATCCATTCTTTGGCAAGCTTTTTGAGCCAATTAAATGTGAAGCCGCCGACCGCATTGAGAAGCTGAAGGCGGCGCTGCGGCAAATTAAAGACCTTCACGATCAATTCGGCCCCGAAGACGAGCAAGTCATCATGACCCGCGACGACATGACTTATTTCATTGTCTGCGAAGCACTAGATGCTAAATAAACCTTTACACCATCGCGCTGACGTGCAACCATTCACCGTTAACCCAGAGGGAGCCTGACATGTTCAAAATTGGTATCAACGAACACGACGAAGTAGCCTACGTCCGCATTCAGATCGCGGCAAAGGCCATCCATGAAGCGGCGTTGCTGGCGTACTACTGCGAGGGCCGCAAGAAACAGACGTTTCACGACGAGATGGAACGCGAAATTGAAGAGTTGCTGACCTTGCTTGGCGTTGACGACCGCGCGACCGCCTGCGCCATTAACGACACCATCGAGACGCTGGAGTATCGCATCGAGAACTTGCGCGCTAATCTGCGCGTGATCGAGGATCTGCCACCGCGCGAGATTGAAGACGCATGGCCTGCGGCGACGCACGCGCTGCGCGAAGATGATGAACATGCGGCCCGTGCCGCTAAACAGATCCGGTGAAGACTGGATTGCTGGGGCATCCGCCCCGGCATAGATTGTGAGGTGTCTGAGTAGCCTAGTCCTAGTGTTTGTTCGAAACGCAACTTGCCCCCGGTCGCTTACGCAACCGGGGGTCTTTCGTTCAGGGCTTCTTGCCGGGGAAATCGCGCACGTTACTTTCCGAACTGTTTGCGGGCTCCAGCATGTTCCGCAACGCGGATTTGCTGTGCTTCATCAACTCGGGCGCGATGTAGATGTGACGTTTACCAGGATGCTCCGCAGACGCCACCTTGCCCCGGTCAATCCACCCGGCCTCCTTGAGCGCGTGAAGCAACGCCGCCTGCGGGATCTTGACGCCGCTCGGCGCGCCATTGTTGAGGCTTTCGCAGATCTTGAAGAACGGCGTGGCGATGATCCCGCGCCGGAACTCGCCCGCCTTGGCGCGGATCTGGTCCACGATGTAACTCTCCGCGATAGACATGCCGTTCTCGATCAGGTTTTCCTTGAACTCGGTCCACATGGGCGGCGCGGCCGGGTTGAACTTGGACACGTCCCTGTCAGCCAGCCAACGGGCGATGGTCTCGAACCCGCCCGCACGATACCAGGTCCACATCGCCTGCGCTTCGTCTGCGGGCATACGCCCTGCCGCCGACCAGATGCAGAACCAGCGGCGGTCGCCCGAACTAATCGAGATCGGGACGGGATCGTTCGTGAACGCCAACACTAACATCCTGTTGACCATGTCGTAGGGGTGCAGCCCCTTGCGGTTGATCGGCAGCGTCTCCGGCGGGGCGGCGATGATGGGCTTGAGCTTGTTAGCAAGCGTGCGGCGTTCCTTGGCGTCAGGCTCCTTCAACTCGTTCAGGATCAGAATCTCCGACTCCAACGCGTAGCCCCATTGCGATGTCAGGCCGTCGTTGTCCACTAGCCCACGGTTTTTGAGACCTGGCCCGCAGACCGCCCAGATGGCTGGAGCCCACATGGTATCTTTGCCAGACCCCTCGTCGCCGCCGTGCAGGACGGCGTGATTGATCTTAACGCGGGGGTTCTGAAGCTTGAACGCCATCACGTCGAGGCAATGGGCCAGTTCGGCCTCTTCGGGCACCAGCACCCGACAATGATTCAGCCATCGAGACACGTCGCCAGCGGCCACGCCGGTCAGGTCAGGGCGCGCGTCGCGCCAGCGGTTGCCGTACACGTCGCCGTCGCGCGAGACGAGGACGCCGTCACCCGCAGCGTAGGTAATGCCGCGCAACAGCCTAGCGTTGGCGGCGCTGCGGTTCTCATCGTAGCAGACGCTGGCCTCGATGCGCCGCGCGGTTTTGCCGGTGACGTGAATGGATTTGCAAAACACATGGCGAAAGATGGCGTTGAAGCTGTGACGGCTCAACTCGGTGCGGGCGTCCATGTCGAAGTAAGCGTCGTCTTCAATGATGTAGGCGAACCGCTCGTACCAGCTCGCCTTGTCAACGCGCCCGACCTCCTTGCGCTCGACTTCGGCGATGACCTTGGCGGCCTCGTCGGGAAACGCCTCGGTGGGCGCAATTTTTGACAACGCCTCTTGCATCCGTTCAGCCAACAATTCGTCGCGCAGACCTGGCGAAACGCGCGGGCCACCGTTGGCGTGGACCCACGCCAAGAACGCCTGCGTATTGAAACCCTCGCAGTGGCCGTGGTAGCAGCAGAACGAGCGATCCAGCGGCTTGTAGCGGGCTCCAGTCTGGCCGTCCGTATGCTCGGCGTGGTTGGGGCACACGATGCCCATCCAGCCTTCTGGGTTGACGTGCGACAGCACCAGACCCTTGTCGTTAAGCCACTCCAGCACGGTATCCTTGCCGGTGTCGCGCAACTTGAGCCCTAAATGAGAAACGGTAGCGGCTTCCCCCGGCGTAACACCCAACGCCTCGCAGATCTGCGGCAGCGTGTACTCACGGTCTGGATGGAACTCAACCAAACGTGAACGGAAGAGATCGCGACCGGGCTTCAGATTAACGGAGCCGGGAATGCGAAAGTTACGTACAGGGTTGGTCGCGCCGGGGTCTGTGTAGCCTGCCTCCGCGATGGCGGTGATGGCCGCGCTGAACTCACCCTTGGACGGCTGATCGGTAAAGCCGTAGCCCCACTGGAACGACCCCTCGCTGGTCTCCATGATCCATGTCGGCGGCAGGGGCGGCACCTTGGACTTGGTGCCGATGTCGTCCAGCATCATGCACAGGACGTAGTCGCAATTCGCGGCGCTGGCGCTGGGCTTGCCGTCGAGGAAGCGTGACGCCATGAACGAGCCGGTGTTGAGATACCATGCCTCGCCTTCCCCGCGCGGCTTGGTGGGCATGTACGCGGGCCAGGTGTACTTCAGCGAACCGTCAAGGAACGCCTGCTGCTCGCCGTCGCGCATGACGGGCTTCTGGCGCACCAGCAGCGCCGTCTCGCCTGCCGGGGCGAGCCCCGTGATGTAATCGTAAAATTGTTGTTCTTGCATGTCCTACCCCTTCCCGTAGCGTGTCATCGTCGTCGTCTCGATCCCCAGCGGCAGACCTGCGGCCCATGCGGGCGGCGTACACATCGCGCGTTGCATGGCCTCTTCGGCTGCTACGGGGTCTGCGGTCTCCAGCACGATCTCGTCGTGGACGTGCAGAACGGGTTCAAACCCCTCTGCATCGAGCGAACGAAGAGCGTAGCGCAAGATGTCGTTGGCCGTCGCTTGCGTCACGTTCTCGCAGGCTAGACCGCGCCACAGGCGGGCGCGGGGCCATTCCTTGGCGTCTGCGGCGGGCTTCCATGCCGCCTTGGCATAAGTGACGCCGTCTTCCTCCAGCTTGGCGTATGGGTAGCAAAGGATGCGCCCAGACGGCAAAGCGTACCAGAGGTGAACGCCATCGAACAAGTAAGTTATGCGCCCGGCGGTAAACTCTTTGTTCTTGTGGCGCATGGCGGCGGTATACGCGCGCTCCAGACCTTCCCAGAACGGCATCGCCCACGGGTTAGCCCTGCGCCAACCGTCCACCATGCGCCGGGCTTCAGGCTCCGGCAGCAACAAGCCGTAGATGCGGCCCATCGCAGCGAATGCGCCGACGCCTCCGGCAAATCCACACGCAAGCTCCTGCACCTTGCCGACCTGGCGCTGGTCGCCCGTCACCTCGGCGACAGGGACGTGAAAGGTAGCGGATGCGTTCACCTTGTAGACATCCTCACCACTGCGAAACAGATCCAGCTTGGCGTCACCTCGGCCAGACAGCCACGGATTGACGCGCGCCTCAATGGACGACCAGTCGGCCACCACCAGCGCGTTGCCGGGCTCGGCCAGCAGCGCCGGGCGCAGCATCTGCTTCAGCACGTCAGTGACGCGCTTGCCGTACTGCGGGACGATCTCGCCGCCCAGCACCATCGCGTCACGGACTAGTTGAGGTTCCTTCGCGCACTTGCGCGGGAAATTGTGGACTTGTAGCCCAAAGCTAGAAGCACGGCCCGTTGCTGAACCTCCAGCAAAGACAAAAGCCCCACGCACTCGTCCATCGTCGCGATCAGCGAGATTAGCGGCGCGTTGGAATTTCGCGACCGACGAAGCCCATAGGTCGTCCGCACATTGAATGACCTCAGCGACATCGGGCGGCACTTCATCGGGGTTTTCTCCAGCAAGAATTAAAAGGTTGCCGCGCACGGATTTGTCTATAGAATACTTGGCCTCGCCATCCTTGTAGACCGTCATCAATTCCAGCGCCTGCGGACCCACGCGGTCCAACACCCACTGGCGCATCTTGGGGCTGCGGACGCTGGTGATCGCGTTCTGCGTCACCTCGCGCACGATCTGCTGGATCTCGTCCAGCTCCGCGGTGGCGTAACGGATCGCGGCGTTGCACAAGGCGACATCAACGCGCACGCCCCGATCGTTGACGCGCTCGTTGACGTGGTAGTCGGCCAGCTCGTCAGCGGACAAGTCACGCATACCCTTGCTGATCGCGCGCATGGCGCGCACGTCCTGTTCGCAATACTGGATCATCTCAGCCATGAGCGTCTGATCCTGACGGAAGAACCCGTCAGCCTGCGGGATGGACAGCAGGCGGATCAATTGCGACCCGCGATGGTCTTTCTTCATGGACGCGCCAGCAAACCGCCCCACATCCTCAAGCGAGCCAGGCGCGCAATTGGCGCGGGCTTGCGCTGCCGTGCAGTAGAACTGCGCCAGCTTGGGTTCAGGAATCTTGTGATCGGGGCACAGCACGAACCAGAAGATCAGGCGCTCGAACGCAGCGTTGTGCGCGCGGATCTGGCCGGTGTGGTTGGCGACGGCGGCGGGGAACGGTTGACCGGGCACCCAGGTCACGACCTCGTCGTCATCGAAGGCGTAGGACATGCACAGCACCTGCGTGCTGGCGTCTTGGGCGTAGTTGTACACGCCCCGCGAAGGCAAGTCGCACTTGCTCCGCGTCTCGAAATCAAGCCAGAGAGTTTTCATGGGCTGTAGATACTCACGGGCGCCAGCGGGGGGAGGACCACTGGCGCCCGCTTTCACTCCTCCTTACGCGCTGCGACGACGGCGACGCGACTCAGAAGGGGTGTCGTCCGTGACAGCTTCCGCTGCCTCGGTTTCCGCAGGCGCACCATCCAATCCGACCCACTCAATAACTTCGAAGACGGGCGTAATGATGCGGCCATAGGATTTGTGTGGGTATGAACCTTTTTTAAGCTTCACAACCGGAACTGGCTTCAAAGCGTCTTTTTTTATTTGTTCGGCAATCGTATCGGAAATATGCGCCCAAGCTTTTTTACCCCCTTCAGACGTAACTCTGTACCGCGCCTCCAAATTTTTATCTTCGCCAGACATACACTTCAGCGAAAATCCAACTTGTTTTTCCCACCCTTTCTTTGCACCAACAGGCGCATCGCCGGGGTCGAAATCAGGCGCGCGTACATCAACCATCTTTTCGCCAAGAACTTCACCATCGCCCCAAGCAATATAGCCTTTAATAAAACTGTGAGGGTTAATGGCCCAAGTTGAATCGTCCTCAACCTCAGTCTGATCCGCGCCAAACACCCAATGCCCGGTTTTGTCCATCTTAATGATGACAAATCCTGACACGTTGGAAATTTCTGCGCTGGCCGCGCGCAGGCTGGCGGCAAGAGAATGAATATCGGCGTCGGGGAGATTAGCGTTACCGAATGCTGTAAGATTTGACATGACCGTTGCTCCTTAAACAAGTTTACCAAGAACGGCTGCAAGCCGTTGGCCGTCCTGCAACACCGCTGGGCGAGGATCATCCTCGGTTGCCAGTGTGTTACCCGATGAGATAGCGACGACGTGATCCGCAGGCAGCGCGAGCTTGTACTTCTTTAGCACCTTCTCGGCTTGTGCAGGGCTCAACAACTTCGTCTCTGTCAATTCCTTTACATCGAGCCCCAGATCGCACATGGCGTCAAGGGCCTTTCTTTCATCCATCCACTGGCGCATGGCGCGCTTGGGGACAAGCTTGTAGCCGGGCACTGGCAGACCGGCCTCCAGCGTCTGCATCGCCAGCGCCCGCACTTCCTTAATCCAGCCTTCCAACTGGTCCGCCATCTTCAGGTAGTCCGACACGTCAGCGACATCGACGCTCTTCAGCGCGGCAACCATCGCCCGATCCGCAGCGCCGGTCATGATGGGGCAGATCGCCTTGGCAGCGCACCAGCGGCACCACTCGCCCTGCGCCAGCGGCGCGTCAGGACGCTGGGCTACCTTCACCGCCTGCATCAGTTCCTTCTCAAACAGTTGAATGCGGCGCGGCGTCGTCTCCCAACGCTTGACGTAGGGCGGCTGCACAATGACCAGCTCGACCTTGGTTGCGCCTTCAAACGCCCACTGGGCGGCAGGGGTCCGCATGGCCGCAGCGGCGTAAAACATAAGCTGGGGGTTCTCTTCGACATCGACGGCCACGCCGTCGCCAAATTTCCAATCGACGATGTACGCCGTGTCGCCGATGCGGCCCACAATGTCCGACGAGCCAAACACGCCGGGCAACAGATCACCGAACCCGACGACCACCTCGGTCTCAAACTCCATCTGCCTGTCGGGGTCGATCTCGTTCAGCGCCGCCAGCGCGGGCAACAGTTTATTGTCGATCAGATCCTGATCGAGCGTCACGTCCGCATGGACAGCACCAAGGAAGTCCTGCGCGGTGGCCTTGCCGTCCAGCACGTCCGCGATGACGTTGTGGAGCAGAGTGCCGGTGTCGGCGTAGACGCTGGAGGGCTTGGGCGGCATCTTGGCGACGAGCGCCACGGAGCCAGGGCAGTTGATGACGCGCTTGGCGGTGGACCCGCCGACGATGTTGGAATGTTGAGCCATTAGATTACCTCAGTGGACTGTTGACTGACGGACACTAGACTTTCTTTTACGAACATGCAATACATTTTTTTATGAGAGAAAGCGAAATCGAACGATATTTCGTGTGGGCGGTCATGCTGCGGCAAGGGCTTACCTACAAGTTCCAGTCGCCAACGCAGCGCGGGGTGTCGGATCGGATCGCGTGGATGCCCAACGGCGAAACGTGGTTTGTGGAACTTAAAACGAAAGGCGGGCGTCTGTCGCCGCTTCAAGAACTATTCGCAATGGACATGCGGCGGCTGGGGCAGCATTACGCTTGCCTTTGGTCCAAAGAAGGGGTGGATGAATGGGCCTCACGTTACGACCTTACCAAGAACAAGCCGCCGATTTCCTGTTCGAACGAGACCGCGCAATGATCCTTGCGCCCGTGGGCGCAGGCAAGACGGCCATCACGCTAACGGCCATGACCGAGTTGATCGCGGAGGGGCACGTCAAGCGTTGGCTGGTGCTGGCCCCTAAACGCGTCTGCACGGACGTGTGGCCGGTCGAGCAACCCAAGTGGGCTCCAGATCTTGAGATCGCCATCGCCACCGGGACGCCAGCGCAGCGTCAAGCGGCGTTTGACAGCGCCGCGCCTATCGTCGTTACCAACTACGACAACATCCAGTCCCTGCCGGATTTGTCGGGCTTCGACGGCATCGTCTTTGACGAGCTAACGCGGCTCAAGAACCCCAGCGGCAAGCGTTTCAAGGCGCTGCTGGCGCACCTCGACAAGATCCCGTTCCGGTGGGGCTTGACCGGCTCGTTCACGTCCAACGGGCTTGAAGACGTGTTCGGCCAATGCAAGGTGATCGACCAAACGCTACTGGGCCGCGCCAAAGGCGCGTTCCTTCAGAAGTATTTCGTGTGCGTTAACCGCGACTTCGGCGATTGGCAACCGCGCAAGGGCGCGCTGGAACAGGTCATGGACGCCATCCGTCCGGCGACTTTCGTGCTGGAGCCAGGCGAGTACAGCGACAAACTGCCGCAGTTAAATGTTGTGGAAATGCGCTGCGACTTGGCTGACCGCAAACCCTACGAAAAAATGAAGCGCGATTTTGTGCTGGAGTACGGCGAGGATCGGATCATTGCGGCGAACGCCGCCGCCGTGACGAACAAGCTCCAGCAAATGGCGTCTGGGTTCGTCTACGACACCAAGACGGAAGCATTACCGGAACCGGGCAAGTTTCATGTGAAACAAAAGGCCGTCTGGTTTTCAATGCACAAGTTCGATTTGCTGGACGAGATCTTGAATGAAAACCAGCACGCCAACACGATCATCGTTTACAATTACAAGGAAGAGCTTGCCGAGTTGCTGCGCCGGTATCCGTTAGCGCGGACAATTGACGATTTCAACGCCATCAAGCGATGGAACGCGGGCAAGATCGAGATGCTGCTGATCCATCCCAAGTCCGCCGGGCACGGCTTGAACCTACAGTTTGGCGGCTGCAACATGATCTTCCTGTCGCTGCCGTGGTCGCTGGAACTGTTTGAACAGACGGTGGGGCGCATCCACCGGGGCGGCCAAACGCGGGATGTCTGGTGTTATCTGTTGATCTGTAATAAAACTATAGACGAACGGATCTGGGGCGCGCTTCAGGACAAGCGGGCGATTTCAGACATAGCACTTGAGGAACTGAAGGCATGAACTGGCGCGAGATCAACAAGGTGTTGCCCGATCTGGACGAGGACACCATCAAGAAGATGCTGGACGAGGAGCGCGTGGGCGAGCAACGGCAGTCGGTGCTGATCCGCCTGCACCAACGCTACACGATGCTGCGGGCGGCGCGGGAGCGCATGGAGATCCTTGGGGACGTGGTGTTTCCAAAGGTGATGGCGCTCACTTAGCGCACCATCCTTCGCGGCGGGCGTTGTTCTGCTTGACCTCGATGATGGTGCCCGTGGTGTCCTTGGACGACCAGGACACATCGCGCCACACGTCGCAGACCGCGCCGTTAGTCTCGACGGTGCTGGTCAGGGTCACGCACCCGGTCAGGGGAAGTGTTAACAGCATCGCCAAAACGAATCGCATTGCCTGTCCTCCGTAGCACGTCCG